TCAGCGCAGGCAATCTGAGCAAGGTGGCACCAGAGATCTCGGTGATGTTCCCAAAGGCTAAGCACGTTTTCATTGCCGACAACGACGAGAATGGTACTGGAGAGCGCGAGGCGAAGAAGGCGGCAGAGTTTGTGCAGCAGGCTGGATCTCAGGCTGAGGTAAGGATGCCGCTAGAGACTGGTGACTACAATGATCACTCGGTAGAGGGTGAGTTGATGCCAGAGCTTCAGACTACCCAAGAGTTGCAGACATACGACTGGAATAGAAACTCCACGGGCAAGATGTTGATGACCAAGGACAACGTGCGCGGCGTCCTGACGGTGAACCAGATAGATGTGCGCTACAACGTGATCAAAAAAAACATGGAATACCATATCCCAAACACTGATCACATTATGGACATGCGCGACGAGAGCGCACTCATTGAGATCGAGGATCGCTGCATCCAGCTTGGTGTACCACATCAAAAGACGCGGGATTACTTGAAACTTTTGGCTAAAGAGTACAATCCAGTCAAAGATTTCATGGAGCGCATTCCTTGGGACGGCACAAGTAGGTTAAATGAGTTTTTAGCCACCATAAAGAGCAGCAACGAGCCATTGAAAGAGATGTTGATGACTAAGTGGCTGGTTTCCTGCGTTGCAGCGGCTTGTGAGCCAAGTGGCGTGGCACTGGAGGGCATACTGGTGTTCCAAGGTGCTCAGGGACTGGGTAAGACGCTGTGGTTCAAGAATTTAGCCGATTATGAAGAGGGTTGGTTGCTGGAAGGCGCTACACTGAACCCTAGCGACAAGGACAGTGTGAAGCAGGCGGTTAGCCACTGGATAGTGGAGCTTGGTGAGATCGAATCCACGTTCAAGAAGAGCGACATCGACCAGCTCAAGGCTTTCGTAACCAAAAAAAGTGATGAATTGCGCCTACCCTATGACCGTGCTTCCACAACTTACCAAAGACGCACAGCGTTCTACGCTTCCGTCAATGCAAGGGAGTTCCTGACCGACACCAGCGGAAACCGAAGGTTCTGGGTTGTACCAGTCGTTGGTATCAACGCGCAGCACGGGATCAATATGCAGCAGCTATGGGCTGAGGTGAAGGAGGTGCTCTACCCAACCGTGAGCTGGTATCTGTCGTCAGAAGAGCGTGAGATGCTGCAAGACTCAAACGAATACTACCGCACCCAGAGCAGTGTCGAAGACCTGATCTTGGAGCACGTTCACTTCAAGAGTACCCAGACCAAGCCAGTGCAGATGACCAAGCTTTTGCGCGACCTCGGCATAAGCCAACCAAGGATGGCAGACATAAAAGATGCGGCTAGAATCATCAGTGCGAACGGGGTAGAGCCTCGCAAAAGTAACGGTAAGAAAGTGTATGACCTTGACTATACTGCGGTAGAAGTTGGTAATGCTGAGAAGTTTAGTGGTGGTTGGAACAATGATTTCTAGGAAAGGGCAGGGTACGTTAAATGATACCCTGTTCTTAATCTTTCTAAGTTATTGATTTGTATAGGTATTACAACAGGGTAGGGTAGGGTACTACTATTTAATAATAATATATATTAGGTATATAGCTATATATACGCCTATATAGTTACAGAGAGTTTTAAAAAGTTTTGAGTAGCTATACCCTGCCCCCTGTACCCTGATGGTGAGGGTGAGCGGGGAAAGCGCCACATCTATTCGATGTGGCGCGGGGTTGGTAAACTATTGAAGGAAGGTGAATGGCAGACGAGAAGCGAGTAGGTAGACCCAAGAAAGAACGCAAGCAGTTGGTCGAGACGCCAGCCAAGTTCTTGGCAGATGATGAGGCAGGCATCACCGACATGCAGGCAGGGTTCGTCTGGCATTACACGGAGGGTGCTTGTGGTCAGACGGAAGCAGCACGGAGAGCGGGATTTTCGTTTCCCGCTAGTGCTGCGACCAAGATGCTCAATGGTCACGACTTCCCAAAGGTGACGCGAGCAGTGCGCGTCAAGCAGGATGAACTGCGCGAGAAGTATGCGGTTACTCCACAGAAGACGGGAGCGATGCTGTGGAACATAGCAGAGACAGCGTTTGAAAGCGGCGCTTACAACGCAGCGGTGAGCGCGGTGAAGGAGTTGAACCAGCTCGCCGGGCTGACGATACACCGCAGCCAGAACCTCAACATCAACGCCGACCTACAGAAGATGACGAAGGATGACATCAAGCACAGACTGAACGAGCTGCTAGGTGTAGAGACGGAGATGAAGGACAAAGATCACTAACCTTGTCGGTTTGCAAGATCTAGCAATCTAACATCGTTTTGGCTCCGCCTCCCGCCCGGCCCCTCAGAATCGGGGGAAATTCCCGATATTATGTTAAATTGGGCAAAACTCCTTTAAAAACAATGACTTGCGTGACGCATTTACCGGGCATGGTTTGCTCCGTATTGCTTCGCTCTGAGCAGAGGCGGTACACTATGTCGCGCAGGCCGCCCTCGACGTGGTTTCTCTTCCATCTTAGCGCTTGTACTGCCCTCTCACGGGCGCAGGCCATGCAGTAGTAGGAACCCTATGGGGTCGGAAAAAGTCTGTGAGATCGCGGTATGTTTCGACCCCCGCACCCCCCTATTTGGCGAGCGCGGCGAGCGCGATGGCTATAGCAAGGTTTGGTACAGTCAGCCTCCAAAAATTTACAAGCCGAAATGCACCGATCCATTTTGCGCCCCGCGCTACCACAGGTAACACCCCCCTTCTAATTTGGCTAAAAATTTTATTTATTTTTATATATGGCATAAACTCTGACGATGGCAGATTCAAGAAACAAGGGCGCGTCTTTCGAGCGCGACATAGTAAAACGCATCAACGTCTTTTCCGACGAGCATTCGCTTGGTTTCCAATGTAAGCGTAATCTCGACCAGTATCAGACGGCTGACCTCTGCGACATCCAGATCCCCGGTCACGCCGTTGAGTGCAAGGCATACAAATCTGGCTGGTGGTACGCACCCGCTTGGTGGGATCAAGTTTGCCAAGCCTGTGGCGACGATGTGCCTGTTCTGATCTACAAGTTCAACAACAAAGCGATCAGGGTTTGCATCCCGCTATATGCAATAAACGAAAAAATGGCGCGAGATAACTCTCGTACAGCGGTTTTAACCCTCGACGAGTGGTTTGAGATTCTTAAAGTTAGTTTTGATCAACAGCAAGAGGCTGCGTAATGGCTGGTATAGAAGATATTAATGTTTTTAATAAAACCCGTTCAATGTTGGCTGATCAGTACAAGCCAGAATCGCCAGAGATAATCAATGAACCCATGATGTATGGTATGCCTTCTGGGGATATGAGTGAGTCAACACGTTATTCTGACGGCTCGACTGAAGATGTTTTCATGACTGGCACCAGAGGGATAGATGGTGTTTTTTTGCAGGTACTTAAAAGCCCAGAGATAAGCTCCATACTTCGTGTAACAGACATTCCGCCTGAGACTTTAGCTGAGTCTAAAGAGATATTTGATTATTTGGTTAGGGAAAAGGGTGTTGGAGAGGCATACGAGTATCTTAAAAACGAGTTTGGCAGGTATCCCACCAACCTTGCGTCACCGTCTGCCTATCCCGGCAAGCAAAGGGTAGAAGGTATTGAAGAAATCGACATCTTCGGAGAGCGATAATGTCCCAGTTCGACGATATTGATATTTTTGCCGGGCCTGAGCGCGACATGATGGGCGTACCGATCACTGGCTCTAGCCGTGACCGCCAACTTGACGCCCTTGAGGGCATGGCTCGCCAAAGATACATTGATCCCGTGGAAAATCGTGCGAAGGATATGGTCAAGATGCAGGTTGCTGAGGCTTTGAGCAACGTACCCGGCATCAAGGGTGAGGCGATCAGCTCTATCATTGCGCTTGCTGACTCTCAGAACCCAGATGACAAGCTCATGTTCAACCAAATTGTCTCTCGGCTTGATTTGCCAGTCGATGTACGGCGTATGGGTGACGATTATGCGGTTTCAAAGCGTTTTGAAGACGTTTTGGGTGATAATTCCAGCGTTGGGGTGTCTGCATACCTACCTGATGAGGGTGATGACCAGTACAGCTTGTCTGCTGAGAAGCGTTTTCCCAATTTTTTAGGCGGTGAAGCCCGTGTAGGTGGCAATATTTCCACCGGCGGTGACCCTGAGATCCGCGCCAGCTTTATGAGACGGTTTGCCAACGGCGGTGACGTAGATATTTTTGAAGACCAAGACATCCCAGCCGACATGTACCGCCGTGATGGTTCGATCAAGTCTGCTGAGGGTTACCTTGGCCCCGTGACAAACAAAAATGACGGCAAGACGATGACTGAGTTGTCTATTGGCGTCCAGATAGATGGTCGTGAGGTCGAAATACCTGCGATGGTTCCTACGCTCAACGATGCTGAGATAGAGATGCTTAGGAATATTCGCGTTGGCATTGACCCTATACCGCGAAGCATTCAACAAAAGGCTGTAGAACACGCGAGGCCGTTTCTTGAGGCAGGTGAAAGCCCGTTCTTCAAGGGCTACGCCAATGGTGGTGATGTTGATCTTTATGACGCAGACATCTTTGAATCACCTTTAGATCGTTTGACTCAGCCAGTTCGTGGTGACCTTGGCCCCATGCAGCAGATTGTTGCTGAGGAAGAGGGTTTGCGAGGAAAGGCTAAAAGGCTTTTAGCTGGCGCTATGGGCGATGATCGACAAGCTTACCGCCGAGCGGGTAAGTTGTTGGGAGCTGCTGACCTTACCCCCGTGCTTGGTGACGTAGCCGCAGTTGCTGACGTTTCGGATGCCTATAGAGCTGGCGACCCTGTTGGTTTGGGCTTAGCCGCGCTTGGATTCATACCCGGCATTGGCGGAACCTTATCTAAAGCAGGCAAGGGTCTGCGGGGAGCGCCTAGCATTTCAAGCGAGGGCATACCTCAGCCACCCAAGATCAGCAAAAAAGAAGCTGTTCCGCTTTTAAAGCAGCAGTTCATTGAGGAACAACCGCCAACTGGCTCTTTTGATGAAGCCACAGGCAAGCCCGTCACAGAAAAACTGAACCGTGATAGGGCAAACGCTTACGAAAGAAGCATAGTAAAAGGGCCACCAGCAGTTTTTCGCCGCGAGCTTTTTCGGCTTGGCAGTAAAGTAGAAAGACAGCCTCTTGCTGAAAGAAAGATAATACACCCAGAAGTTTTGAAAGATTATGTTGGGGTTCCTGTCGTTGGAGATATGAGCGCCAGAATTAAAAACCCTACTAGCCAGCCCTACCCAGAAGATGCTGGCATATTATCTGTTCGCGGAGTGCCATTATCCCGCAGAGTGATACCAGAAGGCGGGTTTCAATTTACAACAGACAGCGAAG